GATTTAGATGTAGAGGGAATAGTTGGAATTGACTATGGGTATAGTAATGATCCAACGGCTTGTGTTCTTGTCTTTAAAAAGCATGACAGGGTTTATTTGCATGAGATATTATACCAAAAGGGTTTAACCAATAGCGACATTGTAGATATATTAAAAGCTAAAGGGTATGGCGAGGTAATTACTTACGCTGATTCTGCTGAACCTAAATCTATTGAGGAGATGAGAAGATTGGGATTGTATATAAAACCTGCAACAAAAGGGCAAGGAAGTATAAATGCGGGAATATCTAAGTTAAAAGAGTTTGATATTTATGTAAGCAATGAATCAAAGAATATATTACGAGAATATCAAAGCTATTATTGGGAACAATTAAAAGATGGAACAATAATAAATAAGCCACAAGACAAGGAAAATCATTTAATGGATTCTATTCGTTATGCAGTTTATTCCTCCTTTGGTAAGAAAGAAAACTTTTTTGTAATTTAATTAGTATTTTTGTAAAATAAAAGTTATTCGATGGCATCAATTTTATCAAGATTTCAGAAACTCATATCAAAGAATTTTCAACAAACTAATGTAGAGTTTAATAAAGCGATATATAACTACATAGGAAACAGTATTGTTTGGAATCCTGAAAACGATAACACATATATTGAAAAAGGGTATCAACAAAACACAACAATTTATTCTATTGTAAATCTAATTGCAAAAACGGCAGCGACTATTCCATTTCAGATATATGAAATAAAAAGTGAGAATGATTTAAAGAAGTATAAATCTATGACAAGTGGTATTGCAAATGGTTCAGCGTTACACAAAGCAGAGGTATTAAGAAAACACGCTCTTGAAGAAGTAGCAGATACTGAATTGCACGAATTACTATCAAGACCTAATCCTGCACAATCATACAATTCTTGGATTCAAGAAATAATTGCATTTGGTAAACTAACTGGAAATCGATATATCTATGGTTTAAAACCTGATACAGGTGCTAATCAAGGTAAATTCAAAGAATTATATGTATTACCAAGTCAAAAGGTAGAAATTAATAGTGGTGGAATATTTGACCCAGTTAAATCATACTCATTAGATTATAACGGACAATATCAAATGGCAGCAGAGGATATTTGCCATATAAAAGATTTTAACCCTTATTATGATGGAACTGGTAGTCATTTGTATGGAATGTCGCCACTTAAAGCAGGTTTAAGATCATTAGATACAAATAACGAAGCAGTTACAACTGGTGCGAAGTATTTACAGAATCAAACCGCAAGAGGTGTGCTTATGAGTGATGAGGGGGATATTAATGAAGTACAAGCACAACAATTAAAAGAGAAGTTTAGACAAAACTATCAAGGCTCTAACAGTGCAGGTGATATTGTAATAACACCAAAGAAACTATCTTGGATAAACTTTGGAATGTCTGCATCTGATTTATCTCTTATAGAACAATACAATGCAAGTATTAAAGATTTATGTAATATTTATTCTGTACCTGCCGTTCTTTTAAACAACACGGAATCTTCTACATACAACAATGTAATCGAAGCTAAAAAGACATTGTATCAAAATGCAGTAATCCCTGAACTTAATAAAATCAAAGATGAGTTAAACAGATGGTTAGTTCCTGCTTATGGCGAGAAACTATACATTGATTTTGATTACTCCAGTATTTCTGAAATGCAAGAAGAAATGGATAAAGTGGTTGGGCAAATGAGTCAAGCGTGGTGGCTAACTCCAAACGAAAAAAGACAAGCAATGAGTTATGGTGTTGAATCTGACAATGAAAAACTTAACGATTATTATATTCCAATGAACCTTGTACCATTACAAGATGAGGTTATTAGCGAGGACTTTAAAAGTGTTAAAGTAGATTATAATGAACTTCTTGATGTTAAGAGAGAGGTTCGTAGAGATGTTTATACAACTCGAGTTGAAGCAAGTGAAAGAGCAGAAGATATTGGTTGTCAAGGTGTTCATTCACACGATGATAATGGAAATAAGGTTTATATGCCGTGTGCATCACACGAAGAATATGAAAGAATAACTGGAAACGAATTAAAGACAAACGACAACGAATATACATCTAAACAAAATTCATATAATAATTATCCACAAGGTGCTACTAACAATGCAAAGAGAATGTTAGAGTGGAGAAAGAAATATGGTCGTGATGTTGTTAAAGGTGGCACAGAGGTTGGTTGGAAACGAGCAAATCAATTAGCTAATAGAGAATCAATATCACTTGATACTGTAAAAAGAATTCATAGCTTTTTAGCAAGACACGAGGATAATGCAAAAATATCTGAAGAATATAGAAACGAACCTTATAAAGACAAAGGGTATGTAGCTTATAATCTTTGGGGTGGTAAAGCAATGATTTCTTGGGCTAAAAAGATTTCTCAAAATGCTGACTAAAAAATTCAAAAAAAATTATCAAAAAGATTGGCTTAATCAATTAGATATTGCAGAAGCTAAACAAGATAAGAAATGGGTAAAATATCTTGTTAGTGAAAATAATCAGATAATTGATGAGTTTTTAAAAGCTAATAAAAAAATACCTGACCTACAATCTAAATTCAAGAATAGCGACTTAATAAATCTTTATGTTGAACTTTATCAAGAGGTTGGTAATAAGTTTGCCAGGTGGTATGCACAAAACTTTGACAAATACATTACTAAAAATATTGATGTTGAATATGAGGATATTTGGAATCAAAAATTTGCATACATAGGTAGTCAAGTGGCGGGAACAAGAGTTGTTAGTGTTGGTGGTAATCGTAAAAAAGAATTAACAAAAACACTAAAAAGATATATGGCAGACCCCGACTTTCAATCAATGAATGAGGTACAAGCGGGTAGAATATTAAGAAAGAAGTTTAAAGATATGTCGGTTGTAAATGCAAAACGAATTGTAAGAACCGAAAGTGTTAATGCTGCGAACTATGCTACTAATCAAAGTGCCACCGATGTTTTTGGAAAAGAGAATCTTCAAAAAGAATGGATTGCAACTTTTGATAATAGAACAAGAATAGATCATATTCAAGCAAATGGACAAGTAGTCGATATGGATAAAAACTTTTTAGTGGGTGGTGAGGAATTAGCATATCCAGGTGATAGTAGAGGAAGTGCTGCTAATGTAATAAATTGTAGATGTACAAATGCACCTTTTCCAAAAGAAGCAATTATTGAGGGAAGTATTCCACAAAGAATTGAACCAACTCCCGTGAGAGTTCCAAGGCAAAGAGTGGTGCAAGAAGGAAAACCAAATTTTTATCCAAAAGAAATTGATGAATTAAAAAGATTAGGTTTTGAACTACCAAAAGATGATGGATATTTAAGAAATTTTGTAAAACCTGTAAACTTTATACTTAATAAAAACAGAACAAGTAACTTTTATCTCCCAACCAAAAATAGTGTTAATTTGGGTTTAAAAAAAGTAAAAAATAATTGGTGGACTATTGGTAACGGAAGTCGAGTTCTTGTTCACGAAATAGGTCATTCAATACATACTACAAGAAAATTAGCATATAGACAAGGTTCTGAATATTTAGCACACCCAAAATTTAAAGCCAAAATGAACGATTGGAAAGAAAGGTTTATGAGTAATAAGAGGTTGTCATCTCAAATGTCAAAAATGTTTAAAGAACTTGATCCTAATGGAATATTAGTTTTACAAAGCGATAATTTAGCGAGAAGTATTAATCGAGGTGTTTCAACTTATACACCCTTACAAAACTTAAAAAAATTAATGCCAAACATACCATATAATAAATTGAGATGGTACTTTGTGTCGACTAACGATTTTTTTGGTGCAATTAATAAAATGAAGAACTTTGGATATGGTCATAAGAAAGGTTATTATTTAAAAACAAAAGGTGGTGATTATGCAGAGGTCTTTGCGAATATGTATGACTGGAAATACAATGGAAATCCAGTGATGGAAAAATATTTTCCTAAACTCTTTGAAGAAGCAATGGATTTATTAGATGAATTATTAGAAACTGGACAGTTTACACCAACAAAAATATAATTATGGAAGATTTTGAAAAATTATTAAAATTACAAGATGAATATTTAGAGCTTCACCCTAATTCAGAAGTTCCTGATATAAGTTTTCCAGGTGGTGATATTGATAAACTGATAGAAATGTTAGAAAATGCCAATGGAAGAAAAATAGAAGCAATAGAAGATATAAATGCTTTTGATTTAGTAGAATATAAATATATAGAAAATTAATATCTTTGTAAAATGGAAAATATAATATATAAGTCAAGTCCAATCGGTGAATTAGTTGATGCCGATGAAAAGAGTGGAATCGTAAAAGGTTATGGTTCTGTATTTAATAATGTTGATAGCGATGGTGATATAATTACACCAGGTGCATATACAAAAACGATTATGGAGAATGGAAGTCGTGTAAAGTATTTATATCAACACAATATGGATCAACCTTTAGGTAAAATGGTAAACCTATATGAAGATGATAAAGGATTAATGTTTGAAGCAAAAATACCTAAAACTCAACTTGGAACTGATGTATTAGAACTTATGAAAGCAGGGGTAATTACCGAAAATAGCGTTGGTATATTACCACTACAAAAAGAAGCGGGAGTAGATGATGGATATAATAGAAAATTAACGGAAGTAAAACTTTATGAGATTTCTGCCGTTACACTTGCTGCAAATGATGAAGCGATGATATTAGATGTAAAAGGAAATGTAGATAAGGAAAAAGTATTGAAAAGATTTGATAAACTTGTGAAATTAATTCGCAAGGGTAACATTTCTGACAATATGGGTTATGCTATCGAAGCAGAACTCATTAAGCTAAAATCTATTTTTAACGATAGTGCCACTTTGCCAACTGAAATTGATGTTACAGAGCCGACACAGGTAAAAGCTGATAATAGTGATATATATAATTATTTGTTTAATAAATTAAATTCGTAAAAAATGAACGATGAAATTAAAAAAGAATTAGATCAAATAGGAAATTTGGTTGATTCTAAAATTGAAAAAGCATTCGGTCAAGCTAAAGATAACGCTAAAGGAGAAGTCGAAACTTCACTAAAAAGTGAGATTGATAACCTAAGCAAAGAGTTTTTAGCGAAACACGATGATGCTACAAAAAGAATGGACAGTTTTGAAGTTGCACAAAAAAAAGCAATTACTTCAAATGAACCAACTAACTTTAAAAGTTCTTTAATTAAAAACATCAATGAAGGTGTAATTGAAGGATTATTAAAAGGTAACTCAAACGCTGCAAAGTTTGAGATGAAAGCAGGGGATATGACTATGGCAAATTCCTACACAGGAGTTGTTGCAGGTGAAACAGTTGTTCCTGGGATTAAATACGATCCATCAAGAAGCGTAAACATTAGAAATTTAATTCCTAATGGAAGCACAAATGCACAAACAATTAGATTCCCAAAAGAATCTGCTTATGATGATGGTGCAGCTGCTACGGCTCAAGGTTCAACCCTTCCTGCATCAGATTTTGACATTACTGCAACTTCAGTAAATGTTGAAAAAATTGGTACTTTTATGAGAATAACAGAAGAAATGTTAGCTGATACACCACAATTATCATCTTACCTTTCTGCTAGAGTTCCAGGTAAAGTTTTAT